AAGGGTTCTAATGACAGTACCAGTAATTAATGCAGTAATTAACTTTAGCACTGGCCCTAGTTTTGCTCAATTTTTAATTTTGGATACAGGCCAATTAGATGTAAACGTATTAGGAGATCCTGGATCTATAATTGTCGATGTATCTAATCAAGTAAATAGAATTGAAACTAATCGAGGCCGTACTGCCCTTAGTGATCAATTCCAAACAGGGTCACTTACATTACGCATAATAGATCAAAATGGTGATTTTAACCCACAAAATGTATCTGGGCCTTATTACAATTTATTGACACCTATGAAAAAGGTGCAGATTACGGCTACCTATGGTGCTAATACTTACCCTATATTTGCAGGATTTATTACAAGTTATGTTACAACTTATCCCGATGAATCAGAAGCAGATTTAGCCATGACCACTATTCAAGCTGTAGATGCTTTTAGATTAGCCCAATTAGCACAGATAAGCACTGTTACTGGTGCAACGGCTGGCGATCTATCAGGTACTCGTATAAATCAAATACTAGATGAAATTGACTGGCCAATATCACAGCGTGATATAGATGCAGGTCTTACCACATTACAAGCAGACCCAGGCACTAACCGCACAGCATTACAGGCTTTACAAATTGCAACAGAATCTGAGTATGGCGCTATCTATGTGAGTGCCGATAATAACTTTGTATTTCAAGATAGAGGCGTAACTGCTGGATCTATTGGTGGCACACCTACAGTCTTTGCAGATGATGGCACAGGCATAGATTACTTTGATGCTACCTGGATATTAAACGATGTATTGGTATTTAATAAAGCCACTATCACTAGAGCTGGTGGAAGCCCACAGGTAGCCCTAAACCAAGCCAGTATAGATAAGTACTTTTTGCACAGTTACTTTTTAGATAATTTGTTAATGCAGTCAGATGCTGTAGCTCTAGATTATGCAAAGGCTTATGTAGCCAGCAGACAAGAAACCTCTATCCGAGTAGATGCCATAGTTCTAGATCTATATACCGACAATTACAACGCAGGAGTTATAGCAGCTTTAGATTTAGATTTTTTTGATCCAATTACAGTTAAGACTACCCAGCCAGGTGGATCACTTTTAGAGAAAACTTTACAGATTTTTGGGGTAAGAATGAACATAACCCCGAATAGTTGGAAAACCACGTTCACGACACTAGAGCCCATCATTGATTCGCTGGTTTTGGATAACCCGATTTATGGTACTTTGGGCTATAATGTCCTAAGTTACTAAGGAGTAGAAATGGCAGCAGGTTTAGGTTTTAAGACGTTTACTACTGGTGAGGTGCTGACCGCAGCCGACACTAATGGTTACCTAATGCAAGGCGTTCTAGTCTTTGCAAGTGCAGCAGCTAGAGATGCAGCAATTACATCTCCACAAGAAGGCCAGTGCTGTTATCTTAAAGACACAGATGCAGTACAAACTTATAGCGGATCTGCATGGGTTGGCTTTGATGATTCTAATGCAATACAAAACTCTATTGTAGATGCTAAGGGCGATATTGTTGCAGCTAGTGGTAATGATACACCTGCAAGATTAGCAGTTGGTAATAACGGCGACACACTTGTCGCGGATAGTTCCACTACAACTGGACTTCGTTGGAATCCTGACTTAAATAAAAATTATTTAATAAATGGTGGTTTTGCCGTAGCCCAGCGTGGCACATCTTTTACTTCAACATCTGGTGCTAATAATGATGATGCTTATACTTTAGACCGCTGGTATATTTTAAGTGATGGTAATGATGTCATAGATGTTACTCAAGATACAACAACAGTGCCTACTAATGGTGAATTTGCTATTGCCCTAGATGTAGAAACTGTTAACAAAAAGTTTGGCATAGCAACTATTATAGAAAATAAAGATGTAATAGGATTAGTTGGTAATACAGTTACCTTTAGTTTTAAGGCTAAAGTATCTGCTACTACTAAATTAGATAATGTTAAAGCCGCTATTGTGGCTTGGTCAGGCACAGCCGATACAGTAACTAGCGATATTATCAGTGCGTGGGGCGCAGAAGGTACAAACCCTACTTTAATTGCTAATGCAACCTATGAAAATACACCTGCTAACTTATCCCTTACCACATCTTATGCTACCTATTCTATAAGTGCAGCCGTAGATACCGCTAGCACACAAAATCTTATTTTGTTTATTTGGTCTGATGTTACCGATACTACACTTGGTGATTTTCTTTATATTGCAGAGTCTAAATTAGAGTTAGGTTCTATTGCTACTCCATTTGTCTATGCAGGTGGCACAATCCAAGGAGAATTAGCCGCTTGCCAGAGGTACTACCAAATTCTTGGAGCAGGATTTGGATACGCTTTTTCAGCAACACAAATACAAGTCACTATTGCTTCAACGCCAATGCGAGCAACACCGACTGTAATAATGCTTACAACAACTCCTTATGCAGAAAGCCCCCCAAATGTTACTGCCCGAAATGGTGTTGGAAGTAGTCCTGTTAATTCTCCCGATGTTAATAGATTTACTAATCAATTTCTGCGCATAGATGGTTTTACTGGTATGACAGCAGGAACAAATGCGTTTATTACATCAAATCAAATTTCTCTTAGTTCGGAGTTATAATATGTACACAATAGGATACAACTTACAAGGAAATCCAAACGGAATCTTTCGTGAAGAAGATGGTGCGTGGATTCCACTAGATTCAGCCAACTCAGATTACCAACGCTACTTACGCTGGCTAGAGAATCCTGAAGCGGCACAATCCACCCCGATTGATACAGAGGATGAGTAAACAGCCCTGGCTGTGTGCAGCTGGTAAACAGTTAAGGGATCAAATTGATACCTGGTATCCAGATCGCCGTACTACCAGCGATGGGTGGGTGGGTGATGCTCGTCATTCCACCACAAAATCGGATCATAATCCAGACAAATCTGGGTGCGTCCGAGCCATTGATGTTGATTCTCGCCTGGATTCATCCGAGCAGCTCTCGATATATTTGGCTGACCAGATCAGAGTCTGTGCTAAAACCGATAAGCGCATATCTTACGTAATCCATAATGGCTTTATAGCTTCAAGGATTATGGGATTTAAGTGGCGTAGGTATCGTGGCATAAACCCACATAAGCGGCACATTCATATTAGCTTTACAAAGTTAGGCGATAAAGACGATAGGCCATTCGATATACCACTACTAGGGGGCAAAATATGAAAATAACCAAGAAGCAAAAAGCAATACTAAAGTCCTACGCACGTGGGGTATTAGTATCTTTTTTAACATTTTTAGCAAGTAATGAATTAGGTTTAGATCCAGCACTGTCTGTAGTAGTTGCAGCATTAGCTGGTCCAGCAGCTAGGGCTTTAGATAAATCCGATACAGCTTATGGTGTCGGTGCTAATGAAAAATGAGTCCAACAGAATGGGCTGGCTTTGGCGCTGGCGTTATGGCCGTGCTATCAGGCGTGCTAATAGGATTACGTTTTTTAGTTAAAGGTTGGCTAAATGAGTTACGACCTAATGGTGGCTCTAGCATGAAAGATCAATTAACTAGATTAGAACAGCGTGTCGATGATCTATTCCTTATCATGAATAAGCGACAATAGCAATATGGCAACTACACGTAAACGCAAAAAGATTAATCGGCGCAGGGTGCGTAAATCACCAGAGCCATTAACTAAGTTAGAAGTGTTTTATATTGCCAAACATGAAATGTTTAGAGCTGCACGCAAGGCTGGATTTGATGAGTCAGTTGCTCTCTATTTAATGGATAGTCCATCTTCCATGCCCGATTGGGTAGTGGGAGAAGACGGCATTATCCCTTCTATTCCTACTCCAGATGAGGATGACGATTAAGCGCATAGCGTTTGTGTCTGACCTGCAAGTACCTTTTTTTAATGAGAAATCTGTTAAATCTGTTGGCCGCTTTTTAGCCAAGTGGAATCCACATAGGACTATATGCATTGGTGATGAGATTGATTTACCACAGCTAGGTGGTTTTAATGCTGGCACCATTGATGAGATGGTTGGCAACATAAATGACGATAGAAAACAAACACAAGAAGTCCTAACATACTTAGGCGTAACAGATGTATTAGGAAGTAATCATGGAATCAGACTTTACCGATCAATCAAAAAACGACTACCATCATTCCTCAACTTACCAGAAATGCAGTATGAGCGTTTTATGGGATATGACAAGCTCGGAATCAAATTCAGTCCTTTTGGGCTTGACTGGGCGCCAGGCTGGACAGCCGTTCATGGAGATGCTTTCCCTCTTAGCCAAGTGCCTGGGCAAACAGCCTTAAACGGGGCTAGAAGGCTAGGTAAGAGCGTTGTCTGTGGACACACCCATAGACTAGGGGTATCCGCTTTTACAGAGGCTTCTAGAGGGCAATTAGGGCGTACTGTATGGGGTGTTGAGGTTGGTAATTTAGTAGATTTAAGCAGTTCAGGCATGGCCTACACGAAGGGCTATGCAAATTGGCAGCAAGGGATCGCAGTAGCATACGTGCATGAGCGTAAGGTTCAGGTAATAACTATACCTATCAATGCAGATGGCAGTTTTATATTCGAGGGCAAACTCTACAAATAACGTTATCAAATCGTTATCAAAATTAAGCCTTAAATCATCCACAAAGTCATACACAAGTGTCACACTATTGACATGCCACAAAGCGTGAGCATAGAAAGTAGGGCTACAAATGAATAACATATGGCTAGAAGCTAGACAGGATGGTCTGATATTTTTTATGATCATGCTAGGTTTAGCAGTGTTGGTACTGGCTTATTGGAAGATACAAAGTAGAGCGTTTGATCGTGGCTACTGGGTCGGTAGATCAGCTGGCTGGAAAGCATCTATTGAGCATAATCAGAAGATTGAGAAACTAAGATCTAGAGCTGTGTTTGATTATGACAAACACTGAGAAACTGTTTGCAGATGCGGTCACACTTATACACGACAGAGGGATGCATTACGGCCACCCAGCAATCCAGATGGATCGAATTGCCAAATTATGGTCTGCGTATCTCAATTTCCCGATCACATCAAATCAAGTGGCAGGCTGTATGGCACTGCTCAAAATTAGTCGAAGCGTGGAAAGTCCAGAGCTTGACGATCACTACAAAGACGCACTTGCGTATATTGCCATATCAAAAACCTGTCATGAATACATGCAGGATAAAGACTTTGAATGGGAGCATTAATTATGGCGTTTGATTTAAGCAATTATGAAACAGTTGATAGCCGACTACATACGTTTTGGGGGATGTACAGTGATGGAAGAATCGAAACAGAATTACTTGAAGCTAGTGCAAACAGATTCATTGTTATCGCTAGAGTCTTCAAGACAGAAGCCGATCTCAAAGCGTGTGCTACGGGGATTGCGATGGAGACTATTAGTGATCGGGGTGTTAACGCAAACTTCGCTTTACCTAATGCGGAAACAAGTGCGATTGGTAGGGCGCTTGCAAACGCAGGTTTCTCAGCTAAAGGTAAGCGACCAAGCCGAGAAGAAATGGCTTTAGTAAACGCTAAATCAGAATCCTTTACTGTAGAAAACAAACTAGAAGATCCAGTGCAATGGGGCGATAGTGATTGGACTACAGCTGTGCCAGAAGCACCTAATCCACCGCCTGAATGTGGCTGCGCTAAGGGAATGGCATTAAAGAAGGGTTTAAGCAAGACAACTAAAAAACCTTTCTATGGTTATATCTGTTTAGATAACATTAAAGAGCATGCTATCTGGGCTAAACAAACCAGTACAGGTGCTTGGTATTTTCCAAAGGATAAGGAGTGACTATGGGCTACATAGCATTTATTAATGGTAAAGGTGTGCAAGTCGTAATGGATGATAATGGAGTACACCTGGAGCCAACAGTAATCAAGTGTGAAGTCTGTGAAGATGATCGAGTCTTTAGAGATGGCACATGTTTTAGATGTCATGAGTTGATAAATCGTGACTAATTACACGCAGTTTAAGTGCAATGGATGTAAGCGTAATACTGAGTTCTTATGGCTTGACTCTGAGGATCTGCCAGAAGGATTTAGACTCTACCAATGCACTAGCTGTGGTTGCGTGGGAGTTAAGAATA